GTCGGTACTGCTTGACTCATCCAAGGCGGTCTCCTCGGGTAGATCATGGATACCATCGATCATCCCAAGTTCTAATGCCTCCTTGGCTGTCAGCCAGTGATCCTTTCCATCAGCGAAATAGCGACTATGTACCTCCTCCTTGGTGAGGTTGACCCGCTGAGCAACCATCTCAGCTAGACTGCCCTCAAGGTTCTCGATGAGGTCTGCCGTCTCTCGGAGCTCTTTTGCCGAGCCGTAAGCGCCCCCGCTGACCTTATGTAGCATCAGTCGTGCATACTGAGACATGTAGAGAGGTTTTCCGCAGAGAGCTATCACCCCTGCGATACTAGCTGCTATGCCATCTACATAGATCTTGATATTTGCCTTGCTCTGACGTAAGGCATTGAAGATGGCAATGCCAGTAAAGACATCCCCACCCGTCGAGTTGATACGTACATCAATGGAATTGTACTCCCCCTCGAGGGCGAGAAGCTCTGTTACAACTCGCTGACTATCGATGTCGCCCCACTGACCGACATCCCCGTAGAGCAGGATGGTTGCGCCTCCGTCTGACTTAGGCACATAATTGAAGAATTTGCTAGGTCGATTCATACAGTTCTCGCTCGATTTCTAGTGCAAAAGTATGGGGTGATTCCAACGCCTGCAAACCGAATATTTATCATGATAACACTTTGTTATCATGATGATTGCGTATTTTTCTCATCATAAATATTCGATTTGAAATACCCCTTAGAATACCTCAATTTTGCACCGAATCAAGCACGAAATAAGATCGGTATGAACAACCCAAGAAACATCAAGTACATCGCAGTACACTGCACCGCAGGGAGCCAAAGGACGACGATTCCCGCCTTGCTTTCTGTGTTTAAAGCCCGAGGCTTCAAGAACCCAGGCTACCACTATGTTGTCTCGGCAGATGGTGTCATTCACCAACTCCTACCCGAAGATCAGGTATCTAATGGAGTCAAGGGCTTCAACTCTGTGAGCATCAACGTTGCCTACATCGGTGGAGTCATCTCTCAAGGAGGAGTCCTTAAGAGTGTAGATAACCGTACCCCCGAGCAGAAGGCGAGCCTCAGGAAGCTCCTCGGTGAGCTCAAGAAGAGATACCCTCAGGCAGTCATCCAGGGGCATCGGGACTTCTCTCCTGATATCAATGGCAATGGGGTGATTGACACCTGGGAGCGCATCAAGGACTGCCCTTGCTTTGATGCCAAGGTCGAATATGCCGACATCAAGTAGCCATGGCAAGCAAAGAGATCATCCATACTATTGCCACACGCCTTGTCGTGCCACCGCCGTTCCTTGCCTCTCCTAGAGCACAAGCTGTAGGGGGAGACACATCTGAGGCTAGTAGGCATGAGTTTGATCGGCTCACCGAGGAGGAGCAAGCTGATGTAGTGCGCTACAATTCGCTGGGAGTACCAATGGTGCTCCCTCTCTCCCTGCGCTTACCACAAGCGGGGGAAACGGATTGGCTACTCCCCTATGAGCCCATGATTACGATCACGGGGAAGCATATCATCACAAAGAGGCAAGTTGCCAAGAGCAAGGCGAGAGGATCCGTCAAGGAGCGCTGGACGCTGGACGATTACTCGGTCAAGATCGAGGGACTCCTTATGAGCAAGGCAGACAGCTACCCTGAGGACGACGTACGCCGATTGCGCAAGTTTTGCGAGGCGGGGGAGGTCATAGCTACCTCCCCACTATTAGAGCTCTTTGGGATATCAAGGCTCGTCATTGAGAGCTGGGAGATCCCTCACACCTCAGGAGTACGCAACCAGAACTACTCCCTCTCCTGCCTCTCTGACGACACCTACAAACTCCTACTCAAGTAGCATGTACACGATGATTTACTCCGTGAAGGTTGGGGAACACACCCTGGGGATGCTTGACAAGGTGGATATCCATCGGTCAGTAGAGCTCCTAGCGGACACAGCTACCATAACACTCCCATCAAGCGAGTACAACAAGCGACTCTCAATTGAGCAGGAGTTGAAGCGGGGGGATAAGGTGAGCATCGCCCTCGGCTACGAAGAGACGGGGCTTGTAGATGAGTTCACAGGATACCTCCAGCGCATCTCGACTGACAAGGGCTCAATCACCCTGTATTGTGAGGATGACCTTTATGCCTTCCGCAAGCCCGTCACCAATGAGGTCTTCAAGATGATCAGCCTTCGAAAGCTCCTAGAAAAGCTTTGCAAGACCATTGGAACAGACTACAAGGTGGTCTGTAGCTATGAGTGGACGTACGATAAGTTCACCTTCCACAATGCTACAGCCTTTGACGTGCTGAAAAAAGTGCAAGAGGATAGCGGTGCAGATATCTACCTTGACGGGACGACCCTGCATGTGCATCCTCCAGGGGAAATCATCGGCAAAGAGAGGTTATACGACTTCTCTGTCAACATAGAGAAAGCCGACCTCAGCTACAAACGAGCTGAGGACAAGAAGATACAAGTGGTCGTCAAAGCACTCCTTCCCGACGGTAAGGTGCGCCAGGTAGAAGTCGGCACAACGGGAGGTGATAAGGTCGAGGTGAAATGCCCGACCAGCGACGAAGCCTCTATGCGTCGCAGGGGCGAGTCTGAACTCCTGCGCCGTACCTATGATGGCTATGATGGCACGATCACGGGCTGGCTCATCCCCGAATGTAAGCCCAGTGATACGGTGACACTTCACGACGAGGATTACCCCGAGCAGGACGGCTCATACTTCGTCCGATCGGTAAAGACCTCCTTTAGCTCACAAGGGGGCAAGCGAGAGATCACCCTCGGTTTCCGCCTCAGCTAGCAGATATATGATTGGTATAGTTATAGACTCCGACTACCAGCCTCTCATCTCCTCGGGAGAGCTCCAACTGGGGGAGATTACCCCACAGAATCAGGCAATCATCATCCAATCTCACAAAGGAGAGATAAAGGAGAACCCTGCGCTAGGCGTAGGCATTTCAGACATGCTTCTTGATCATGATCCGCTCTACTGGCGTGTCCGTATCAGAGAGGCACTTGAGCTAGATGGGCAGTCGGTCGAAGAAGTCAGAATCACTACAGCTGGCATTACCCTAAAAGCAAGTTACTAACATCACATTTATTCTATGCTATCCTTCTTAATTCAGTTTGTTGATTTCAAGCAACTCATCATCACTATACTACTTTTGCTATTCGTCTATTTCGCAGTCTTCATCGCTGTCGTAGTCGATTTATGGAGTGGACTGCGCAGGAGTCGACGACTCGGAATACAGCTTAAGAGCAAGGGGCTACGCAGTAGCTTGCGCAAGTTCAACGACTATATGCTCTTTGTCATCTTGGCTAGTATCGTAGATCTCCTCCTTTATGCATTCAGCGTACATGACCTCCTAGGACTACGTAGCGTACCCTATCTGACGCTATTTGTCGGGCTGATACCTATAGGTATTGAAGCATACTCTGTCTATGAGAAGAGCGACAAGAAGAGAAAGAAGGATATCAATATCGCCCTGAACAACCTCATTGAACTAGCTAAGACGAAGGGCGATACCACAGAGATCCTCAAACGCCTAGATGCCTTGCTCCCCAAAGGTGTTGAGCAAGAGAATGAACAACCTATTGAATAGCTATGGCAAAGAGTGAGAAGATAGACAAGCGTGGGATTGCTCGAACTCTATATCTCGATGGCAACTATACACAAGAGGAGATTGCACTCAAGGTGGGGGTCTCTCGGCAGACCATCATCCGCTGGTCGAGGGAGGATAGTTGGGCGGAACTTAAAGCATCGCTCTCGGTGACACCTACCCAGCTCATCGCCCAGTGGCAACAGCAGATATCCGAGATTAATCGCTCCATTACCAGCCGAGAGGAGGGGGCACGCTACGCCACTCCCGCCGAAGCCGATGCAATGCTCAAGCTAGCTACATCCATTAAGAAGATACAGGACGACCTAGGCATCAGCGAAGTCATCAGTGTCTGTATGCGCTTCCTCGCTTGGCTTCGCCCTCTCGACGTGGAGCAAGCAAAAGCCTTCAATAGCCTGATGGATGTCTTCATCAAAGACCAAGCAAGCTCTAAGCGATGACACAGCAAGAAAAGCAAGCACTTAGGCAGTGGGAGGAGTTTCACAAGTCCTTCGCCCGTGATGCCCTCATTGATCATAACCTCACTGCTGGGCAGATTGACAAGCTACGCAAGGAGCTTGAAGCTGACCCCGTGCGATGGTGTAAGTGGATGTTTCCAGCCTACACTAAGTCGGAGTTTGCCCCCTTCCAGATTAGGGCTATAAAGCGACTTATTGAAAATGACGAATGGTACGAGGTCTTATCTTGGTCTCGAGAACTCGCTAAGTCTACCATTGTCATGATGGTACTGATGTATCTAGCCCTCACAGGTCGTAAGAAGTTCTTCGTGCTCACGAGTGCCACTGTGGAGAGTGCTATTCGACTACTCACCCCCTACAAGGTGAACTTTGAGAACAACCCTCGTCTCAAGCAACTCTACGGCAATCAGGTAAATCTGGGTCAGTGGACTGATCGAGACTTCACCATCCGCTCTGGTGCAAAATTCTTGGCTTTGGGTGCTGGGTCAGCCCCTCGAGGCAGTCGTAATGAGGCAATCCGCCCCGATGTGCTCGTCGCTGACGACTACGACACTGATGAGGACTGCCGTAACCCCGAGACCCTTAAGAAGAAGTGGGACTGGTTTAATGAGGCGCTCTACCCGACACGATCCATCAGCGAACCAACCCTGATCATCTGGTGTGGGAACATCATCGCAAAAGACTGCTGTGTCAAGCGTGCAGGAGAAAAAGCCAAGCACTGGGACATCATCAACATACGAGACAAGCAAGGGCGATCGACTTGGCCAGCCAAAAACAGCGAGGAGATGATCGACCGAACGCTGGAGAATATCCCTCGCTCTGCCCAACAGAAAGAGTACTTCAACAACCCGCTCTCTGAGGGGAGTGTCTTCAAGAACCTTGCCTTTGGTAAAATCCCAGCCCTCAAGCGATTCAAGTATCTGATTGCTTATGGTGACCCCGCTTATAGTGACCGAAAGACCAAGCAGGGATCCTTCAAGGCGCTCTGGCTAATAGGTAAGCTGGGAGACAAGTACTACGTCATCAAAGGCTACCTCGCTAGAGAGACCAACGCCAACTTTATCAGCTGGTACTTTGACCTAAAGAAATGGGTCGGAGGTAAGACGGAGGTGTACTTCTACATCGAGAACAATAGACTTCAGGATCCCTTCTACGAACAAGTCTTCAAGCCCCTCATACGAGAGGAGATCAAGCGCAGGGGCGAAGAGATTCACATCCGACCCGATGAGCGCAAGAAGACGGATAAGGCTGTACGCATCGAGAACAACCTAGAGCCCCTCGACCGACTCGGGCAACTCATATTCAACGAGGACGAGCGGGATAACCCTCACATGGTAGAGCTAATCAACCAAGGGACACTCTTCGAGATGCACCTGCCATACCCCGCCGACGGACTCGATGCCGTGGAAGGCGGGATCAGTCTCATCAAGAGCAAGAGTGCAGAGCTTGACCCACCAGCTGTCATTCGATATGATGACCTAAATAAAGACAACCCCTATCGTATTTGAGCATGGCAAATTTTATCACCCCTGAGGACTACAACGCTAGCATTCATCGAGAAATACTCTCCTCCCTCCTAAGGGAGACCTCTGCAGGAGGTCAGCCCAACCCTGACTACGATCCTCAGGTCATTGAGATTTGCGAGGATCGCACCATCTCAGAGATGTGCTCCTACTTAGATAAGACCTATGATTGTGATGCTATCTTCTCCGCCCGTGGAGAGGATCGCCATAGCCTCATCCTGATGTTCGCACTTGATATCACAATCTACCACATCTTCAGCATCCATAACCCCTATAAGATTGCAGACATCCGCAAGGATAGGTATGACAGAGCTATTGAATGGCTCAAAGGCGTATCCCGAGGGGAGATCACCATCCACGGGGCTCCTCGGCTAGACAGCGAAGAGCAGAAGATGAATAGCCCTTGGCAGATTGATGCTGAACCCCTTAGACCCACACTACGTTAATGGCAAAGAATCGGACTCAAAAACGTATCCAACAAGGAGGGAGCCTAC